TATTCGATCAAGCGCAACTGGCGTGAAGACGACACGACCATGACCAAGCGTCTATGGTACACCGTCGATCATTGCATCCCGGCGTTCGGCTTCTGGTCGCTCGGCTACGTCCACCTGATTGGTGATCTGGCTGCCGCCTCCACCGTCGCCCTGCGCGCCCTCGTCGATTCCGGCCAGTACGCTAACTGGCAGGCGGGCTTCAAATCCCAAGATGCCAAGTTCTCCGACTCCGACACCCCGCTCGGCTTCGGTGAGTGGCGCGACGTCAACTTGGCGCCCGAAGAACTGAAGAATGCCTTCTTCCCCCTTCCGGCCAAGGAACCCTCGCAGACCCTCTTCGGGCTGCTGAAGTTCATGGTGGATAGCGGGCAGAAGTTCGCTGACGCTGCCGATGAAGTGGTGGCCCAGTCCAGCAACTATGGCCCGGTGGCTACGACGCTGGCTCTGCTGGAGACGTCGCAGCGGTTCTACTCGTCGATCCACAAGCGGCTGCACCAGAGCCAAGGCGAGTTCCTCAAGCTGATTGGGGAACTGAATTACGAGAACCTGCCCGATGTTGTCAACTTCGTTGTCAACTCTGAGAACCAGTATGTGCAGCGCACCGACTTCGATCCGGGCGTCGTCGATGTGCTACCGGCCTCCGACCCCAACGCGCTTACAGATTCGCAGCGGGTGGCGAAGGCCCAGGTCGAACTGGAGATGGCGGCCCGCTTCCCCCAACTCCACGATATGCGCGAGGCTCTGCGGCGCTTCTACTTTGCGATGGGCACCGAAGGCATCGACAAGCTTCTGATTGACCCGGAGGCTAAGGCCGTCAGTGCCGACCCGCTCACCGAAATCCAAGTGGCTATGTCGGGCAAGCCTATCAAGGCGCAACTGGGCCAGAACCATATGGCTCACATCGCTGTTAAGGAAGCGTTCATGAAGGCGCCTCAGATGCAGGGCACCAATGATCCGACTATTGCCGTGGGCATGCAAGTGCTGATGGCGAATATCTCGGAGCATAAGACCCTGATGTTCGTGGCTCAGGCAATGATGCTGGCCCAGCAGATGGGCATGCCGCTGCAAGATGAGAATGTGCAGGCGCAAATTGCCACGCAGTTGGTCATGCAGTCGGCGGCCTCGGGCATGGGCGGCGAGCAAGGTCCGTCCGTGGAGCAGCAGATGGTCCAACTGAACCAGCAGGAGCTTCAGCTTTCGGCGTCTCGCATCCAGTCGCAGGATGTTCGCGAAGCGGCGAAGATCGCGCTGAAGAATCGCGAACTGGACCTGAAGGAAGCCTCGATGCTGCTGGACGCAGAAGACAAGAACAAGAAGAACCAGATTGCAGCATCTGGAAAAATACTTGATAGTTCTGCGAAACTAGCCGATCTTCAAGCTACTAAACTTGCAGAGAGGGCTAACCTCGCAGGCCAATGAGACTTCTATCTGAGTATGTAGCAGAGGTACAGAAGAGAATCGACAGGGAGAAGGACTCTCTGTCGAGGGGTGCCGCCAAGTCTTACGACGAATATGCGAAGACTTGCGGCACCATTCACGGCCTGAATACGGCCATCACTATCCTTAAAGAGTTGTTCGAACAAACTCCAATGGAAGAAAGGGACTAATGATTACCGCTCGCACGCCTCTCGATGGGGCGCTTACCAACGACCAGTGGGTGACGCAGGACGAAATTCCTGACCCGACCCCGCTGCCCAGGATTCCCGGCGTGGGGATTCTTGTCCGACCGGTGCCGATTCGGCGCAAGTCTGCGGGCGGAATCCTGCTTCCTGACACGTTCCGCGAAGACCGCGAATATCTTAACACCGTGGGCCGCGTCCTTGCTCTGGGCGAACTCGCGTTCGTTGACGAAGACATATACCGGAAGGGACCGTGGGTCAAGCCCGGCGACTACATCGTGTATGCGAAATTCGCAGGCCAGAAGATTTGGTGGAAGGGCGTCAAGCTTCTGCTGGTCAAGGCTTCGTCCATCGAACTGGTGGTCGATAAGCCTGAATACCTCGACGCCAACTTCAAGGAATAACCTACCATGTCTGATAGTGGCTTCAAAGAACTAGACCTCGACAATCTTGGAGGCACCGCCAAGGAGGCAGCCGCTGACATCGAGATCGTCCATGAGGGCCTCGAACCCGATAACGTCGAGATTGTCCAAGAGACAACGACTCCTCAGAAGGCTGCTGCTCAGGAGCCCGAGTCCGACGATGACGATGATGACACTGTAGATGCTGCGCCCAGCGAACGCAAGAAGCTTACGCGCAGCCAGCGTCTCAAGGCCCAGCGGGACGCATATGCCCGACAACTGGCCGAAGCGCAAGACCGTCTTTCTCAGGCTGAAGAGCGGGCTAAGAAGTTCGAACAGGACGCCAACGACGGCGCCGCTATCGGCTTCGACCTCTACGCCAAGAGCCTCGATGCTTCGATGCAGGCCCTGCGCCGGGACTTCGATCAGGCCTTTGATTCGGGCGACCGCGAAAAGATTTTCGAAGTCCAGCAGAAGATGGCTGGTCTGGTCGCGGAGAAGCAGCAGATCGAAAGGGACCGACGCTCGATCCCTACGAAGCCGACTCAGCAATCTGGGTCGGACACCCCGCAGCAGACGCGGCAGACTCCCGCTGAACCGAAGCGCCGCGCACCCTCGCCTATGGCAGTCGAGTGGTATGAGCGCAACAAGACTTGGTTCAACAAAGACCCGGTGATGACGGCGGGCGCCCAGGTCATTGACCGCCAGATGGTCGCTGACGGTTATCAGCCTGACGATCCTGACTACTTCGACGAACTCGACAAGCGCCTGAAGACCGAGTTCCCGGCCAAGCTGGGCGGGCGAACGGCGCCCCGACAGACTGCCAACCCGACCATTCAGAATCGGGGCGCTCCTGCTGCCACACCCGGCAAGGTGCGTGTGACGATTACCCAGTCGGATCGTGAGATGGCTAACCACCTTGGCATCAGCGTTGAAGACTATGCGCGAGAGAAGGCCCGCGCTGAACGTGCCCAGCAAACTACCAGCCAATATACGGAGATTCTGTAATGCGCGGCAAGCGTGCAACTACTGATAACTCGCTCGACGAGCCACTTGAAAATTCCCTTGACATGGAGTATAATCCACCTAATGCGCTAGAAATCCCTCCCATGCCCGATGTGGACCAGTACGCTTATCGCTGGGTCCGCTTCCGAAATGGGGATCAGGACGACTTCAACAATATTTCGCAGCGCATGCGAGAAGGTTGGGCATTCGTGCCGCTGGAGGAAGTCCCGGCGGGTTACGTTTTCCCTGGACTCGAAAGTAAGATTTCTGCGTTGGCGGGTGCTGCCATCAATGGCGACCTTGTCCTCGCAAAGCTGCCTCGACGTAAGGCGGAAGCCATCCAAAAGTGGTCCGAAGATAGGGCCATTCAAGCGGAGCAGGCTTTCGATATGAAGACGGTGAGCTACGAGGATAGTGCGGGCCGGTCGCAGCGATTTGCCAATGAAGGTTCTAAACGACATTCCAGGGGGCGACGTCCCTCGTTTGGATAACACATAGAAGGAGGATAGAAGGTGCCCGTTTCTTTCGCACCCTTCGGACTTCGCGCCATTGCCGCCTTTGGCTCGCATGGCAACGAGGTCCGCGCTTATCCGCTTCCCAACGGCGCTAACTGCCCGGACCTCGCCAAGGGTTCTCCGGTCAAGCTGTCGGGTGGCGTTATTACTTCGGCTGGTACGGGCGGTGGCCCGCTGCTCGGCGTAGCCAATGGCTTCGCTTGGGTGGATGCCGCTGTGGGGCCGCAGCTCCGCAACGCCATTCCGGCTGATACGTCTTCGGCTGGCCTGTATGACGGTTCGGATCGTCCGACCGCCTACATCATCGACAACCCGTTCGCGCTGTTCCTGATCCAGGCTGATGCTTCGGTGACGGTGGCCGACCTGGGCCTGAACTTCGATGTGACGGCTTCCGGCGGCGATGTCAATACGGTGTATGGCACTTCTCGCTATACGCTGGATGCTTCGACTCGGACGTCTGCGGTTGGCACTGCGCTGAAGCTTGTGGGTCTGGCCAACATTCCCGACAACAACTGGGGCGATCCGTTCCCGATTGTGGTCGTGAAGCTGAATGGCCCGATCATGCAGCAGGTTTCTGCGGCTTAATAGGGGGATATAGAAAATGGCTATTTTGACTCGCGCTCAATTCGCGAAGCAGCTTGTCCCCGGCCTCAACGCTATCTTCGGCACTGCTTACAAGAGCATTGACAACGAACACGCGCCCCTTTTCGACACTGAGAAGTCGGATCGCTCGTTCGAAGAAGAAGTGCTGATGACGGGCTTTGGTACGGCCCCGGTCAAGACGGAAGGCGATCAGGTGTTCTTTGACACCGCGTCGGAAGCCTGGACCAGCCGGTACACCCACGAAACTGTGGCTATGGCGTTTGCCATCACCGAGGAAGCTATCGAGGATAACCTCTATGGCACCACGGGTAAGATGAAGGCGAACGCGATGGGCCGTGCGATGGCGAATGCCAAGCAGGTCAAGGCGGCGAACGTCTATAACAACGGCTTCTCCACTAGCTCGCTCTACGCGGGTGGTGACGGTCAGCCGCTGTTCTCGGCCAGCCACCCAACGCTTGCTGCTGGTACGCAGTCCAACCGCGCTAGCTCGGACCTTTCCGAGACGGCGCTTGAGGCGGCCCTGATCAACATCTCGCTGACCAAGGACGACCGTGGCCTGCTGATCGGCGCCCGCGCCGTGAGCCTGCACATTCCTCCGCAGCTTCAGTTCGTTGCTCACCGCATCCTGTTCTCGGACCTCCGCGTCGGGACGGCTGACAACGACACGAACGCGCTGAAGGACATGGGCCTGTTCTCCAAGGGCTACACTGTCAACCATCGGTTCACCGACCCGAACGCTTGGTATATCCGCACGGACGTTCCGAACGGCACCAAGATGTTCGTGCGTGCCACGCTCGCTACGAAGGACGATGTGGACTTCCTGACGGGCAACATGCGCTACAAGGCGCGTGAGCGGTATAGCTTCGGCTGGTCCGATTGGCGTCAGTGGTACGGCTCTTCTGGTTCCACCTAATGGATTGGGGGCTTCGGCCAAAAGTCAATCCCTAGTCATGGACTGGCGTGTAGCCGAACTACTGGGATACGCTTATTACGCCGAGCGGGGTTATAGAGTTCTTGCTCCGCTCGTGCGTAATGACGGATATGATTTTGTCGCTGAAAAAGACGGTCAGTTTATTCGCGTAAACGTTAAAGTGGCCGGTCTCAAAGACAAAAATCAACCCAATAGTTGGGCTATATCGAAAGCAAGCGGTGCTGCCGCTAATACATCGGATGTTATTAAAACAGCATGTGATGTGTTTCTGGTTTATGTTCCGGTACTTTCTAAGTTTGTAGAACTTCCCGGAACTTTTCTAGACGGCGGTAACTCAAAGTCCAAGCGCCTCCCTAAAGAACTAGTGACGACTTAAAGCCTTTTCCCCCTTTCCTCCATCATCAAGGAGAATCAGATGACCACCTTTAGCTATCCACTCAATATCCGCAACCATGAGCCGCTTGGCCCTGACGTCGTTTCTATGCGCGAGGCGCGCGTCTCGGGTCGCTTCTCCGTTGTGGTCGGTATCGGCCAGACGGGCACGGCTGCGGGCGTGACTACCATTCCGCTGTTCGTGGCTCCCGAGGGCTCTCGCGTTTACGAGGCTACCCTCGACATCACGACCGGCTACGACAACACCACGACCAACTTCAACATTGGTACGGCTGCCGCTCCGACGCGCATCAAGTCGGGCGTGACTGTCAATACTGCCCGGCGCCAGAGCTACGCGCCGACTGCCGCCATGCTTTCGGTCAACGCTATTCCGTTTGCTGTGGATACTACGATCCAGGCGCTTGTGTCCATCGACACTTCTGCGGTGACTGCCGGTTCGGTCATCGTTCACGTTCAGATTATCTAACGGAGTATGGCAGGTTCTGCTTCGGTAGGGCCTGCCGCTTCCGCAGGAGGGTATCTTGGCAACTAGCGGCACCTCCTCTTTCGATCCGGCCTTCGACGACATTCTGCAAGATGCGGTCGGCATGGTCGGTGGCGGCCCTGTCCTTGCTGACGAACTGACCAGCGCACGGCGCGGCCTCGACTACATCCTCACGGACCTCCAAAACAAGAACGTCCTGCTCCACAAGATCGAAACGACTGTGGTGCCTATTGGCACTTCGGTTTCTTCGCTTTCTTTCAGCGGCTCCATCTCTGACGTCCTCGTCGCCAGCATCCGCACCGACAACACCGACATTGTATTGGAGCGCGACGGCTACGAGCGGTGGGCAGAAATCCCAACCAAGTCGCAGACTGGTCGCCCGACCCGCTACTGGTGGGACCGTCGCCGCGAAGGCAACATTCTGAATTTGTGGCCGGTCCCCGACCAGACCTATACGGTCGTCCTCACCATCCAGAAGAACGCCGAAGATACGCTGCGCGCTTTCGACAACATCGACGTTCCTCGGCGCTTCCTGCCCGCCGTCATCTACGGCCTCGCCTACTGGATTGGCATGCGGCGCCCGCCCAACATGATCCCCGAGTCTCGCCTTCAGATGCTGCGCGCCGAATACGACCGGGCCGTCCGCGATGCCATGCGTGAAGACCGCGAACGCGGTAAGACCTTCATTAGGATTGGCCGCTAATGCCATACACCTATTCCACCCTAACGAGCGACGTCATCGCGAACATGGAGGAAGACTCCGACGAGTTCCTGGCGGCGCTGCCCGCAATCATCGAACGAGCGCAGTCCCACCTACAACGGCGCATGGACCCGGTCAACATCATTCGCTTCACCGAAGTCTCGGTCAGCGCCTCGACCCGCACGCTCAACCTGCCCTCCGACCTCTTGGTCCTCAAGTCCATTCAAGTGTGTGCGACGGGCGGCTGGAACAATCTGCTCGAACAGAACAACGAGTTCCTCACCGCATACTGGCCTGACTATACGTCGTGCGCCCCCTCAAAGTATTACGCACCGAAGGACAATGCCTCGGTCTATCTGGCCCCGACGCCCCCGACCAACGGCACGGCCCTGGTCGAATACATTCCGCGCGTCACCATTCTGAGTTCGGCCTTCCCTTCCAACTACTTCTCCGACCGCACCGACACCGCCTTCTTCGCCGCAGCCATGCTATACGCAAATGCGTGGACGAAAAATGCAGGTGCCGTTACTGTCTGGAAGGGCATCCTCGATGAGGAACTTACGGTCCTGAACATCGAAGCAACTCGGGCACGCCGCTCCGACACTTCCAATCGGTTCAACGGCTCTCCTGAAAATACCATTGCGGGCAACCCCTAATGTCCGTCATGGACATGTGGTCGGTATGCGACCGCTGTGGTTTCGACTACAAGCGCCGCGACCTCCGCAAAGAATCCACCAAGTTCGTCGTCTGTTCTTCCTGCTACGATGGTCGCTACGACTTAAAAAGCCATCCGCAGAATCGGCCTTTCCGCCCTCGCCGTGAACTGCTGCCCGTTCCTGATGGACGCCAGATCGCCCTGATCCTTCCGGTGCTAGTCCAAGAAAACGACGCTTGGCTCTACACCGAAGACGGCGACCTGATCGGCGTTACATGATCGCTCGGCTTTGCTAGGATATCGCCCGTGGACATCAAGCTTCTTTTCGATTTCGTCGCCACCTTTCTGTGGCCGCTCCTGATGGCTTACGGCGCGTATCTGCACCGGGAGATTTCGGCTGTGCAAACCAAGTTCGACAACCTGCATGAAGCGCACCACCGCCATGTCGCCCAGGTCAACAAGGACTTTGCCACGCGCGAGGTTGTCTCCGATCTTGAAAATAAGCTGACAACTGTGCTAAATAGAATCGACGACAAAGTAACACGCATCCTAGAGGAGCGCAAGTAATGCCTTCGACTTTCGATCCGCTCCTTCGCCTTGAACTCCAGGCGACGGGCGAGAACGCCACCACCTGGGGCACCAAGACCAACAACAACCTTGACCTCATTGCGGCGGCGGTTGCGGGCCTTGCTGTTGTCAGCGTCTCGGCAGGCGACACCACCCTCACGACCGCTAATGCGGCAGCTGACCAAGCGCGCTGCGCCATCCTGTTGGTGCAGGGCACGCTGACGGCCAACGCCAACATCATCGTCCCGGCTTCGCCTAAGTCCTACATCTTCATTCGCAACACGACGGGCGCCTTCGACATTACCGTAAAGCAATCTGCCGCTACGGGCACGGTCCTCCCGGCGTCTGGTCCCGCCCTTGTCGTCAGCACCAGCACCACCAGCATCGACCTGATGGCGGGCCTCCTAGCCAACTACGGCATTCGGATCACCGAGACGGTCTAATGTCAGCAACGCTTCAGGACCAGAAGCTTACCGAACTAGAGTTCCGCTCTGGCGTTGTCAAGGAGCAAAGCCGCTTGCTTGCCTCGGGCTACTGGTCCGACGCAGACAAGATTCGCTTCCGCTTCGGGCGTGCCGAACTCATGGGCGGCTGGCAGCGCACGATTGATCCTTCCCAAGCCTCCAAGATCACGGGCATCCCTCGCTACCTGACCGCAGTTCGCAGTCGCCTGGGCCAGCCTGCCGCCATCATCGCCACCCATACGGGCCTGTTCTCCAGCGAGCTTTCGACCTTCTTCAACATCACGCCGGTCGTCTCCACCCTTGCCACCAGCAACATTCTTTCTACGACCGCCGGCTCCACAAAGGTTGTCGTCTCTGTTACAGCGCATGGCCTAACCAACTCCACCCTCATCGAAGTTGTGTCGGCGGCCACCACCATTGGCGGCAACATCCTCATCAATGCAATCTCCTCCACGACGGCAACCTTCCCGGTTAGCGTCATCGACGCCGACAGCTTTGAAATTGATGTGGGCACTACTGCCGCCGCAACCTCCGCTGCTACGGGCGGCTCCATCACCATCGGCTTCGACTACAACGCAGGCACCATTTCCACCGACCTCATCTCTGGTTGGGGCGTTGGCTTTTGGGGCGGCACTTTCGGCTGGGGTGCTCCTGCCAATCCGACGCCCCTTCCGCTGCGTCTGTGGTCGGTCGATCTGTGGGGCACGGACGCAATGGCCGTTCCGTCTGGCGGCCCGCTCACGTATTGGAATACGTCGGTCGGCATCACAGGCCGGGCAACCATCGTAACGACGGCGCCCTCCGTCAACCAAATTGTGCGCGTCGCTTCCGAAGCCCGCCACGTCCTGCTCTACGGCACTCACGACATTTCTGGCTCCTACAGCCCGCTCCTCATTCGCTGGTGTTCTCAAGAAGACTTCACCGACTGGACACCTTCCTCCATCAACACCGCAGGCGATTATCCACTGCCTAGCCGTGGCTCGGAAATCCGCGCCGTCAACCGCATTGGTGACAAGACCGCTATCCTAACCGACGGCGACATGTTCATCCAGCAATACATTGGCGGCAACGACGTCTTTGGCTTCACCGCTGTGGGCGAACGGTGCGGCGTCATCTCCCGCAATGCTGCCGTCGAATACAATGGCACCCTCTACTGGATGGCGACGAACGGCCAATTCTACAAATACGATGGACGTCTGCAAACCCTGCCTTGCACGGTGCTGCGCTTCATCTATGACAACATCGACCCCGCCTATCAAGACAAAATCTACGCGGGCACCAACTCGACCTTCGACGAGATCATCTGGTTCTACCCGACCTTCGACTCTCCTAACGGCGAGAACGACCGCTACGTCATTTACAATACGCGCGAGAACCATTGGACTATCGGCACGATGCCCCGCACCGTGTGGGAAGACATCGGAACCTTCAGCCTGCCTCTCGCTATTGACGACGTCGCCGCCAACCTCTACTATCAAGAAAGTGGCTATACTGCCGATACCTCTGCCCTAGCAGCCAACCTAGAGGGCGACTTCTTCGACGAAGAAGACGGCAACAACATCCTGTTCGTCAACAAGTTCGTGCCCGACTTCACCAACCTGTCCGACATCACGCCCTACGTGGGCACCCTCTACGTTACCCTGAAGGCCCGTAAATATCCCGGCGGCCCCATCATCAGCAAAGGCCCCTTCCCCGTAACCGGTACGACGCAGAAAACTTCTGTCCGTCTGCGGGGCCGCGAACTCACCCTGCAAATCCAGTCCTCCACTTCTTCCAACGTGCCGTGGCGGATGGGCGACTTCCGCATGGCAATCGAGCCTGACGGTCTGCGATGACACGCCGCATCTCTTCCCGCACCTTCCCTTCAGCGCCGCCCGAGTGGGACGATTCCTCCCGCGACGCTTGGAACAGACTTATCAAGGTCCTAGAACAGAGCGACCTGTTCGATCCGGGCCGCCGCACCCGCCCCCAATTCATCATTGATGGCACCGTCTCCGCGCCCGTCACCATCTCCATGAATGGGGGAACTTCCAATCGCGAACTTGCCAACATCGTCGGCAAGTTACTGATTGCCTTGCAGTCCTCCAACTTCGTGGACGTTCGCTGAGTTTATTTTCCCCAAACCCTGTGGTATAATATGCATTAGAAGGCCCATATATGTCCGAATCCCTGCTGAACCGCACCTACACGCCGCCGACTGAGGGCACCTTTGATCCGCTTACGGCAGGGATCACGGGCACACTTCCTTCGTTCTATTCGTACCGGCCCGCTACCCCGGCTCCCGCGCCCACGCCTCCCGCTTCGACTGCTGGCGGCGCTGTTGCTGGCGGAGGCGGTGGCGACTCTGGCGGCGGTATCGGCTCCACTCCTGAAGGCGGCCTTACCGGCCTCGGCCCCAACCCCGGCAACCTCGGCAGCCCCGGCAGCTTGGGGAATATTACCAGCGGGCGACTAGGTGATATTAGCCTTGCGGACGTAGCGCGTGGCGCGCAGTTGGGAGGTTTCCTTGGCGGCCCGTTCGGGGCTATTGCGGGCGGGCTTATCGGCGGCTACCGCAGCATGAGTGATTCGCGTGATGCTCGCGACACTGCCCGCGCTCAAGCTCAAGTTCATGAAAACCTTCTGAGCAATTATCTTTCCGACTGGGAAGCCTCATCTCCTAGCCTAAGTGATTTTTCCGATCCCGCTTCACAGGCTATCTCAAACGAAATCAGCGAGGCAATCAGCGCAGGCTTCGGCCCTGAAAGCGCTGGATACGGCGGCGGTGATTTCGGCGCTCCTAGCAGTGAAGCAAGCACCAGCGGCGGCGACATGGGCGGCGGTGCCCCCGGTGACAGCGGCGATGGTTACAAGCAAGGCGGCCTCGTCGAACTGCAAGGGGGCGGCAAGGTTGCGGTTGGTCCGGGCGGCGGCCTCGACGATCTCATTCCGACTTCCATTGAGGGGCGCCGCGCCGCTGCGCTTTCGGACGGCGAGTTTGTCATTCCCGCTGACGTCGTGTCCATGATGGGCGACGGTTCTTCCAATGCAGGCGCTCGTCGCCTCTACGATCTGGTGCGACAGGTCCGCGATACCAAGACCGGCACCACCCGTCAAGCAGGGCCGCTGCCCGTTGGCGAAATTCTCAAGAGGAGTCTCGGCTAATGAGCGGCGCGCTTGGCGATCTGTTTGGCCTAGGTCGCCCGACCTCTACAGCCACCTCTACCCCTACTGCCCCGCCTGACGTTGAGGCTGCGCGCCGCGATCTACTGGGCCGCGCCCAGGCGATAGCTGCCGAGCCCTTCGCCCGCTACAACCAGCCACGGATCGCGGGCTTCACCCCTGACCAGATGGCTGGCTTCCAAGGTACGCGCGACATTGCGGCTGCCAGCCGGGGCCTCTCTGGCCTGACGCCGGAACTCACGCGCGAAGGTGTCGAAGCTACGCGGGGTCTGGCACAGCGCCTGCCCGACGTCGATATCTCTGAATACATGTCGCCCTACACCGAAGCAGTTCTCGACCCTGCTATCCGGGACATCGAGGAAAAGGCGGCACGCGAGCGTATGCGCCTCGGTCAGCAGTCCGCGCGCACCGGTTCGTTTGGTGGCTCCCGCCAAGCCATCGCAGAATCCGAACTGGAGCGCGGCACCCAGCGCACCATCGGTGAAGAATCCGCCCGCCAGCGCGCTGCCGCCTACACCAATGCGCTCGCGCAGTTCCGCGCCGACCAAGAGCGTATCCCCCAACTTTACGCGGGCGCCCTCGGCCAACTCGGCATGGGCCTCCAGCAAACGGCGGGCCGCCTGGGCACCGAAGTCAATCCGCTTCTCGCGACGGGCGCTGCCCAACAGGGCCTTGACCAGCGCAATCTTGACCTGTTGCGCCAGTCCTTCGAAGAAGAACGGGACTATCCACTTCGCGGTCTTGAAGTGCTGCGGACGTCACTGGGCCTCCAGCCCTCCACTCTCGGCGTCGGCAACACCCAAGTCAGCACCGCCCCCGCACCCAATGTCCTCGGCTCCGTCGTCGGCGGTATCGCTCAGGCGCCGCAATTCATTCAAGGCGCACAGGCTCTCGGTAACTTCTTTGGCCTCGGTGGCGCCGCTGCACCCGCAGCCCCTGGCCTGTCTCCCATGTTTAGCAACTTTGGGAATACCTAAGTCATGTCACAGTCCATGCTTGATATGCTCCGCAATCGCGTAGCAGCTAACATGCAGAACGAAGGGATTGCCCGGCTCTCTGAGTTTGGTGCTGGCATGGCCGCGTCAGGTAGCCCTAACTTCTTCACGATGCTTAGTGCCGGTGCCCGCGCCCAACGCGAAGGCGATGCTACCCGCATGGAAGAACTGCGTCGCGTAGCCGAAGCCGAACGTCAGGCCCGCGCCCAGCAGGCCGAAGAGCAATACCGCAGCAGCCAACTTGAAATCGAACGCCAGCGTCGCGCCAACGAGGAACGCCGCATTAACGCCGAGATTGCGCGTGGCGACCGCCCGCAATATACTGTGGTCGGCCAGGACGCTGACGGCAATGCTATCGTCATGGACCCGCGCACCGGTCAGCGTCAAACTCTCCAAGGTGTTACGCCCCTCCAAGTCGCTTCGCGTGGCGCACAATCAGAGACGCAAAACCGTCAGTTGGCTGCCCGCCTCGCTGAAGCTGCTGTCAACCGTGAAGCCACCAATCGCAGCAACATGGGCCGCACCTTCAGCGACACTGACCGCGCTGCCCTGCGCCGCCAAGTCGAAGGTGATGTTCTTAGGAGTCTCGGCCTTGAGCCTGTTGCCGGGGCTGGTGGCGCGCCCGGCACGCAAGGTTCGCAACCGAGCAGGGTGCTTACATATCCTCGGACCCCCGAATAAGCAATGGCTAACGGCAACTTTGATTTTAAGCTTCCAGATGGGCGCCTCATTCGGGTGGAAGGCGCCCCTTCAGAGGAGGCTGCCTATGCCTATATGGATACGCAGTGGCCGACGCTGCGCCGCGAAATGCCCATTGAAGGCTTCTTCGAAAGTGCGGGTCAGCAGTTCAGGGGCCAAATCACTTCGCCGCTTGGTGCTGCCGCTGCTGGTGCTGCTGCCCTCGGAGCGCCGGAAACCCGCGCAGCAATCGAACAAGTTCGGCAAGAGTATAGCCCCGGCGACACCAACCCTGCAACGCGGGCACCCGAACTCCGCGACATCATTAGCCGTGATGCTGTCACCGCCCTAAAAGCATATGCGGGTCAGGCTGCCGGTTCTATTGCGGGCGTCGCTGCTGGCGCACTAACCGGCGCAGCCGTTGGCGGGACCATTGGCGCAGTCGGCGGTCTTCCGGGCGCAGCAGCAGGTGCAGCAACAGGCGCCCGCATCGGCACTAGCGGCGGCCTCCTTGCGGGCGGCATCGACGAACTCTTCCAAGGTCTTACCGCCGAAGGCGTCGATCCCCAACTCGCGGGTCGCCTCGCTGTTACTGTCGGCCCGGCTATCGGGCGCATTGAGAACCGCTACGTCGAGCAAGCCCTGTCGCGTGCCCTCGGCAACCAAGTCGCGCCCGGCATTGCCAATCGCGTCGCGCAGCGGCTTATCGGCGGTCGAGCGGGTGGCATCCGGCAGACAGCAGCGGGCGGCGCAGCAGGCGAAGTCCTTGGCGAAACCCTCCGTCAGACCACCATCGGCGCTTTTACGGGCGAAGCCAATCTGGCCGAGCGCGCCGAACGCATTGCCGAAGCTGGCCTCGTTGGCACCGTCGGCGGCGCTGGTGTCGGCACGGCAACCCGGTTTGCAGGGCGAGCCGGTCCTTCCGAAGCCCAACGTCAGCAGCAAGCCGCAGCCGAAGCCGAACAGCAGGCCCAAGCCCAAGCCCCGGTCCAACCCGGCGCTGCCGCTGGGGCTGCTGCTCCCGGCGAAGAAGGTGCTGCGCCCGCTACGCCTGCTGCTCCCGAGCCTTACTTTAGGCGCACGCCCATTCCGCAGTCGCCGGAACTTATTCGCACGCCCGAGCAGGCCGAAGCCCTTGCTGCAAGCGATCCCGAAAACTATACGCCGCCTCCCGCACTCACGACGCCCGAAGCACGCCTTGCTTGGATCAACTTCAAGCGGCAAGCCGAGCACCAGCGTGATGTCCAGAACCTCCGCGAGAACGCAATCTCTAACTTTGCGGCTACACAGCCCGATACTTTCTTTAGCAATCTAACGCAGGCGGCAGCCGAAGGCAACCTCAATAGCCTCAACCGCTTCTCCGCTAACGACGTTGCCAACGCGGCGCTGCGCTCCAGTGGCATCGAGCCGGGCCGCCTTTCTAAGGATGAACGAAAATTCGTCAACGAGCAGTTGAACATTCTGGCGAACGAAGGTATCCTAGTCAAGCCTACCGCATCCAGCTTCAGCGCTTCGTTCGACCCCCGCCCGCCAATCGTCGAACAAACTCCGCAAACCGAGTTCACCCAGCGCGAGCGGGAAGCAGCCCTGCGCGACGTCGCTGACTTCAATGCTGCCTACGAGGCGGGCACTCTCGACCGCGTAAGCCCCTTCGAAGCTCGGCGCCGGTTCGCCCTCAAAACCCCGCCCCGCCAACAGCCTGCCCCGACCCCCGCCCCCGAAGCGGCCCAGCCTGCCCCGCAAGCTGCGGCGGTTCCCTCGTCGGCTGCATTTGCTCAGACCGCCCCCGCCCCGCAAGCCCCCGCAGGCTTTAAGACTGCTCTCGGAAGCAGCTACGCCATAAACGAGCAGGGTCAGACGATCCGTACCAAGGGTTCGCCGGGTCGCGGACAAGGTAAAACCTATGAACCGCATAATGTCCTGTTCGTCACTCCCAACGAAGCGAACGACATCTTAGACGAATTGCGCGGGGGTAATACCTATCGCTTCATCGTAAACGATCCCGCAGGTCCGCGTCGTATTGAACCGGGTGAATCGCTTCAAGGCAAGCAGGCGGCGCTGGGTATTTTTCGCCCGGATGGTAGCGTCGTCCGTTACGTCCCAGCGCAGATGCGTCCCGCTGTTGGCTTGTCGCCAGTGGAGTTGCGTGTCGAAGGAACTGGAACTGACCGCAAGTCCTTCCGTCACATCGGCAACCCTATCACCGAACTAACAGGCGCCCCTCCTGCCCGGCCTACTCCTAGTGCCGCTCCTTCTCCTGCTCAGGAGCAACAGCAGCAACAGCGGCAGCGAGTGGAAGACCCGGCCAACCCGCGTGGACCGGAACGCAGCCCGGAGAAGTCTGAGCCTGGGCAGATGACGCAGCAGAACCCACCGCAAGAGTGGTCGCCCGCTTCTGACAATTCGCCGGAAGCTGACGTCGATCTAATGGAAACGGCCAATGGCGTCTATTCGCCGGTCGTTGGTCAGCTTCCGCCCGACACCGCCGCCGCCCACGCAAACCTCAAGCGGGCTACCCGCGACGGCATGGGCTTCATGGGCCGCTGGTTCTACTCGCCTATCCTTACCGCGTCCAAGCTTATTCCGGCGGTGCGCCCCGCTGCCCGTGCCCTAAACGCTATGCGGCGCCGTGGCAACCAATATCAGGGTGAGGTGCAGCCGCTCCTTGCCGAAGGTGCTGCTGCGCTTTCGCCACAAGAAATGTCAACGGTTGCGCGCCTCCGTGAAGAATCCTCGGTGCTGGGCCGCGAAGCGCCCGGCGTTGCTGCTCTTCCCGCCAACGCACGCACCTTCTTCAACAACCAGATTGCTGCGATGAATCGCATCTGGGACTACTGGATTTCTGCCAACGCCATCAAATACTTTGACCCTGCGGCCACGACGGACCCCGTTGATAAAGCCCGGCTCAATGAGTTCTGGCGCAAGAACCGCAACAAGGATTTGTGGCAAATCCCGCCCGACGAACTGCGCGCCGCCTCTCCGCAGGGCTTCGCCACCATGCAGGAACTTGATGCTCTCCGCAATCCCTACTACATGCCCATGATTGCAGAGGGCACCCACTTCATCGCCGCCTACAAGATCGGCGCAGATGGCAAGCGGACTGGCGCCCCCGTCAAGATGGTCGCTTTCAATCCGCTGCCCGCCAACAAGAAAGGTGGTCGGCGCCCCGATCCCGAAGTCTATGCGCGCGAAGAGCTTACGCGGCGCGGCATCACGCCCGACAAATACTACATCACGCCGCAGCCCGTCGAGTTTACCCGCGACCAGCAGGCCCGCGAACTCCGCGACGGTTCCGACGCACTCGCCAAGATGCTGAACGACCTCAATAATGTTCGCAGCATTCGCAACGACAGCGAAGCCCAAAACGTGTTGCGGAGCTTCATGAAGTCGCTGGACAAGGCCAAGATGAAAAGCTTCATGCGGCCTAACCAGGGCATCCTCATTCCCTTCACTACCCTCAACGACAGCACCTACCTGACCGACGTAGTGCCCCGTTACGCTGCGGCGCTTGGCAAGCTTCAGGCCCGCATCTACACCAACGACAGTTTCAATAGGGGCGTCCAGAACCTCGACGCGGCCAACCAAGAATACTTCCGCGATCTGCGCGACTACGCCAGCCAGCCCACCGAATCTACGGTTGTGGCTCGTCTGCGGACGCTGTCCTTCCATTACTTCATTGGTCCCGCGCTCGACTCCATGCTGCTGAACATGACTTCGACTTACAACAGCACGATGCCCCTTCTCATTCGCGACAGCGGTAATCCCCGCCAAGCCATCGCCATGGGGCAGGGCGCTCTTAACGACGTCATCAAATACATCGAACAAGCTCTCAAGTCCGACACCAAGAACTTCGACAACGTCATCGTCAATGCGGGCCGAACCCCGGCTGAACGCGCGGCCCTTCGTCGGGCTGCCCAGCTTGGCGCGTTCCCGCCTGCCATGACCGTCGATATGGGCGCTATCTCGGAAGGCGTTCGCACCCAAACCCTGATCGACGCTGGTATCCCCAAGGCCGCCACCGTCGCCAAGAACTTCAACCGACTGCTCAATCTCTTTGGTAAGCCGCAGCAGGCTGCCGAGCAGGTCAACCGCGCCGCCGCCTTCCTGGCTGCCTTCCGGCTCGCGCAAGTAAATCCCGCCGTCATCGAGCGCGCTAACAGCATCGACGGCTACAACTTCACGGGACCGGATGCCACCTTCGAATATGCGATGAGCCGCGTTGATGACAGCCAGTTCATCATGACGCCTGAAGACCGCGCCCTGATTTTGCGCGCCACCCCGCTCAACGAACTCGCCTTCCAGTTCATGTCGTATCCGTTCAAGATGACGGAGGTTTTCCTTCGCCAAGGCTCTAACGCAATTCGCGGCATCAAGGAAGGCAACCCCGAACTCGCCAAGGTTGGCGCGCTGGGCCTCATGTCCTACACCGTCCCGCTCGTCTTCCTGGCTGGCGTATGGGGTTTCCCCGGCGCCGAACTCCTGCGTGACGCCCTTGAAGAACTCATCAAGACTGTGTGGAAGGACGTCGAGAACTTCGACCAAGAACTCTACGAATATGCCCGTGACCTTCCCCTCATCGGCAGCCAGTTCACCGCCGACCTCGTTACGCGGGGCGCCCCTCACGCCCTCGGCATGTTCACAGGCTCGACTCGTCTTGGCCTGAACCCCTTCCAGTTCCAAGACCTCATGAGTGCCGGTCCCGCTATGGCCCTTGGCCCTGTCGGTTCTCTGCCCGGCAAGGCCGCCGAAGCCTACCAATTCGCTAAGGAAGGCGACTACCTCAATGCGCTGGCCTCCATCATGCCGCGCTTCGCTGGCAACATTGCGCGCGGCGTCAACGTAGGCTTTGGCACCGGAGAAGTCCGTACGCCCGAAGGCCGCACTACCATCAACCAGCATCAGATCGCTGAACTCGACAGCCAACAGGGTGTCCCTACTTGGATTCGTATGGCAGTCGGCCTGCCCCCGCCCGAGTTCCTTGATATTCGCACCGCGCGCCGCTACGCTGAAGAACTCTCTAAGGCTTCGCGCCCCTACACCGAGTGGGCCAACAACTCCATTGCGCGCATCCTGGCCGAACAGCAACGCGCCCGCGAACGCGGCGACACCGCTGGAG